TTGTCAAACAGTGGTGTGCGCTCATTGCTCAGAACCATTCAAGAGAAGTCTGCCCCTTTGCGGGACTTGTCTAAGAATGTGCGTGATGACTTGATGACGATTGTGAATGCTGAGACATTGGCAAACATCAAGGCAGTCTATTCAGAGTCAAATGCTTTCTACCTGATTAACTTTCCAGTTGCAACTCAGACTTATTGCTTTGACACCAAGGCGGCTTTGCAAGATGGTTCTGCGCGGGTAACTGTGTGGGATTCCATCACGCCAACTGCTTTTCTTGCTAAACGCAATGGAGACTTGTTAATTGGCAAGAATGGTTATGTGGGTAAGTATGGAACCTATCTTGACCATACAAGCACCTATCGATTGCAATATTTTACCACTTATGCTGACTTGGGACAGCCCAATGTCACATCCATCCTGAAGCGCATTGCAGTGGTGGTGATTGGTGGCTCAAATCAAAGTTTCATTATTAAATGGGGATATGACTTTTATTCCCAGTATTACTCAACTGTTTTATCAATTCCAAGTAGCACAGTAGCTGAATATGGCATTGCTGAATATGGTGCAAATGGCTCTCCTATTGCATATTATTCTCAGGGAATTTCTTTGCAAACCTTGGTTGGTCAAACATCTGGTTCTGGAAAGACTGTGCAGACGGGTTATGAGACTGAGATCAATGGGTATCCTGTAAGCATTCAAAAGATTGAAATTCAAGCCAAGAATGGCAAACTGGTTTAAGGAAGAAATATGGCAAATTACACCAAATCAACCAACTTTGCGGCTAAAGATGCTTTGTCGCCAGGAAATGCTGGAAAGATTGTTAAGGGAACTGAGATTGATACTGAGTTCACCAACATTGCCACTGCCATTGCAACCAAGGCAGATGGAACCTTCACAAACTTCAGCTTTGTTGAGAGTGGGTCTAATCTACTTATTCGTCACTCAGGAACTGATGTAATGAAGATTGACAGTTCTGGCAACCTGACTGTGTTGGGTAACATTGTGGCTAACGGCACTGTTTGATTTATGGGATTCTTTCAAAATCCATTTCAAGCGGTACAGAACTTTATAGCTGCACCAGCTACTGCGGTTTCACCTGCAATAGACCCAACAATCCAAATAAGCAAAGACTTAGCTCAACTTGATAAAGATTTAAGCCTTTCTCAAAATGCACCACTGATTGCTGCTATTGCATTGAGCATTGCGGCTCCAGGTGTTGGTTCGGCTATTGGTCAACAGATGATAACTGCTGGACTGCTTCCAGCGGCAACATCTGCGGCTGTGGCTACAGCAGTCGGAACTGGCGTGGCAAATGCCGCCCTACAAGTTGCACAAGGCAAGTCTCCAGAAGAAGCACTGAAAGCTGGTGTTATTGGTGCTGCTGGTGGTGCTGTTGGCAATTATCTCGTTGGTGACGCTGGGACACTAAAGAATTTTGTCACCAGTACATCAACCAATCTTTTAGCTGGCAAGAACCCAGAAGATGCTGTTATCGCAGGTATTGCTAGTAGTGGTGCTGGTCTTGCAGGAAGAACTCTTGCTAGTGAAACTGGGTCTGCTGTTGCAGGACAAGTAGCCGCAGGAACTACTGCTGGTTTGCTATCTGGTAAAACTGGTGAGCAAGCATTGGTTCAAGGTGTTAGCAACATAAAGTTGGACTCTCTTATAAATCCTGCACAAACTGCTGTAAATACTGGAGTAAAAACCATGGGTGAAGATGACAAAGTAATTGATTATGAAGGCGCTGGAATGTCTGCTAGTCTAAGTGAATACTTGGCAGACCCAGAGGGCGCTACCATGTATGCTGACATTCAACGAGAGTTGAATTTAGACCCAGAAGGCGCAACAATGTCTGCGGGGTTAAGTCAGGCTATTCAAGATTATTCAACAGGAACTGGCCTAACAGTCAAAGATGTTGTTAAATTCTTTAAGGCTAATCCTAATCTTGCCAAAGCTGCAACCAGTGTGATTTCTGGTGGTGTTGGCTTGTTTGGCACTAAGTTGGCTACTGACACTGCTAGAGAAGCCGCTAGAGTTGCCGCTGAAGCACAGAAGTTCAAGCCTGTTGGCGTGACTACCAGGTTTGGCACAACAGACTACACATACGATGCTGAAGGCAATCTTAAAACTGCTGGTTACACGCTGACCCCAGACTTGAAGGCAATCCAAGATAAGTTGATGGCTGGTGCAACCCTGAGCCTTGATGAGGCAAAGAAGGTTGCAGACCTGTATGACCCACTGAAGAAAGCATCTGCAAGCCTGTTTGACTTGGGCACATCGTATCTTGCTAAAACACCAGAGCAAGTTGCCGCTGACTACATGGCAAAGCAACAAGACTTGTTGGCTCCTAGCCGTGAGCGTCAAATGTCTCAGTTGCAGAACACCTTGTTCCAAACGGGTCGTGGTGGTTTGTCTGTTGGTGCAACAAGTGCCCGTCCTAGTGGCGCTAGAGGTCTTGGTGCAACCACTCCTGAAATGGAAGCCTACTACAACGCACTGGCTCAACAAGATGCTGCTTTGGCGGCAGGGGCACAGCAAGCTGGTCAACAGAGTGTTCTGTTTGGCAAAGGCTTGCTTGGTGCTGGTGGCGAGTTCCTTGGCAAGTACACTGCTGGTCAAACCTCTGCCTACGACCCATTTAAGACTCTTTTAGGCACTGCTGGCACTGTTGAATCAATGGGTGCTGGTGCATTGGATGTGGGCACTGCATTGGGTGGAAGAAGGACTACTGCGGCAAGCAATGCGGCAAACACTTTGTTGCCAACCTCATCTGTAAACCCGTATGCTTCTTTGTTTACAAGCCTTGCAGATGATCCACAATTTAAGGCGGCAGTTCAATCATTTTTAACTGGCGGTTAAGCCATAAAGGAATAGTCATGGCAGAAATTGTTGGAAGTTTATTTGGTGTGACCCCTGAGTTGTACCAAGAGCAACGGGATCAAATGGCTCGTCAACGGGCTATGCAATTGGCAAGAATGGCTCCTCTTGAGCAAGCATCCTATGGTGCTGCCAGGGCTGGTCAGCAATTGGGTGGTGCATTTGCCTCTGCAATGGGTGTAGAAGACCCACAACTCCGTCTAATTAGTTTGCGTAATTCGCTAGCAAAACAGTTTGATTTAACAACCGTAGATGGATTGACTAGATATGGAGCCGCACTACAACAAGCTGGAGATATTCAAGGCGCTGTAGGAATTGCATCTGAGTTAAGAAAAATTCGTGCTGAAGAATCAAAACAGTCATTACAAGAAGCGCAAGCAATCAAAGCACTAACGCCACCTAAATTGACAGGTGATGAACGATATATTGCTGACTTGCGGCTTGTTGAGTCAATGGTTCGTGCTGGAAAAGAACCATCTAAAGAACAGTTGTCAAATGCAAACATTGCCGCACAAATGTTGTCAAAGCCCCGTAGTTTTTACGACCAAGCAAGCGGGCAAACAATTACGATTCCTGCGACAGACCCATCAAAAGCCTTTCCACTGACATTTGAATTGGAGGAATTCCAACCATTAGTGGCAAAAACAGGAACAACAACAGCGCAAGTTACTGGAGGAAATCTTCCAACTGCTTCTCAAACCTCAATTGCTGAAATTGATGCTAATTTGACAAAACTAGGTAATTCAAAGCCTGAGTTACAAGGATTTTTAGATGCGCTGAAGTCTGGTCAAGTCAAATACAACGCAACATCAAACACATTAGATTTGCTTGGGGCAACTGTTTTGCCAGCATTTGGATTAAAAGAAAAAGGCGATCAAGTCAAAAAAGATGAGATTCAACGGGCACTTGTAGAGCGAGTAAATACGCTTTTGATACAAGCAAAAGGAACTCAGACTGAAGGCGATGCGACAAGGGCAAAAGATCAAATTGCAAGTTCAACAACCTATCTGAGCCAAGCCAGGATGATAGGCGCAATTGAAAGCCTTATGAGGGTTGAAGACAAACTTGCAAAAGAACTTGAAGCAAAGAAAACTGCTTTGCAAGCACAAGGCAAGACTGTTGCTCCTAATGTTCCTGCAAGACAAGCACAACCCCAAACTCAACCGCAACCGCCAGCACAACCGCCAGCGCAGGCCCGTGCACA